CAGCAGCAGTGATAGACAATTTCTTCATATTTCGTTCTCTCTTCATCTGACAGCGGACAGCATCAACGAATTGTCTCGTTAGGCGACGACCACACACGTTGCTTTACGACTTGCTATTTATAATCAAGATACTGAATAGCATTTGTGCCACCGTACAGATGGAACAAGACCAGCTTGGCTGCACCTATGCCACCAGCGACGTGCTGTGATTCTCACTACCGTACAGCTTGGGCCTTTGAATCCCCCGCCAAACCCAAAACCCGATCAACTGCGCTCTTGGAGATTCTAAGCGAGCGGGCAATGGCCAACGGCTTCATGCCTGCCTGGTGGGATGCCCTGATGCGATTTGCCTGACCCACTGGCACCTCGGGTGGCTCAATATTCGTGGCCGACAACGCTTGAAACGGTGCGATCTCCTCAACCGCCTGTGTGCGCTTCTCCGTTCGACGGCGCTTCAACTCCGCGCCGACTTCGCGCTGCAAAGTTTCAAGGTCAAAGTCTTCGAGGCCACGCAGTGTCGTCGAGATGTTTCTTGGTAGCGTGATCTTGGGAGGTATCGGCACTTCATGCGCCGATCTCCCAACTGGCATTTCCAGAGCTTGCTTCGTTGGCGTCATATCGGATCCGAAGCCCGCGCTATTCAAGGTATGCTGCCCACGATATAGCCCGCCGCACCTCCGATCAGGCCGGCACCGATCACCTGGCCAGCCGAGCCCCCGGCGACCAAACCGATACCGCTGCCGAGAGCGGCGCCGGTGAGGGCGCCCTTTTGGGATCGGCTCATGCCATCTCAGCCCATCAAGGTGAATGCGACGGTCAGCAAGATCAAAGCAGATTTCATTTTGTGTTCAGTGGCCAATGTCGGAGTGGTGAATACGTCATACCGCACCAGGCCGCCACCGCTGGAAACAACCAATATGGTTGTGACTTTCTCAAAAGTCTCTTCCAGAAGTGCTATTCGGAGACGTCGAGGGGTCCACCCAAAGCCAACCCAGCTTCCCTCGACGCAAGGAGAGCCTCTCCCACACCATCAGGCTCTCGTATAGCGATGGCTGACTCTCCCCAAGGTGTCAGCCATCGTGCCTTGCTTGCAGTCAATCAAAGGCGTGGCCCTGTTGGTTTTCGCCTGCGCTTGATCCGAACACGCTCAATTACCGAACGTCGCCCCGCCAACCTCGATTCGGAGTGGCCATTAAGTCGCCACGCGATGATACAAAGTGCGTAGAGCCAATGCTCGTGCGCCGCTGCGCGCGCGAGACCGACCGTCCAGCAGATCTGCTTCCAGCGCGTACCGCTGGCTCGCATCCACATGATCTTGGCATCGATCGGCTCGAGCCACGACGCCCACCCAAGCGTGCCCTCCATCCGGCTGATGGCTGCAGCAGAAGGGGGTGGCAACCGCATGGGCTCAGGCGTCTGGCCAACAAGATCGCTGAATTCGACGAACATCTGGGGCCACGTGCTGAAGTAGCCTTGGCCCCGTTGCGTGGGAAGCCGCCGCAGGACTGCAGCCGCCTCAATCAGCCGCTCCTCGACCATCTCGGGCGTCCACTCAGTCATGACGTCCCTCCTGCAACTTCTGCTTTGTGCCGTAGAGCTTCTCGCCCAATTGCCGGACTAGTTCCCGCTCGGGCCAGGTCAGCCGCTCGTCGTCGGCCTCGATCACCAGCACACGCTGGGCCTGCCAGCCTTCGCGCTTGATGTGTTCCGGCGGCCTGCGCTCGCCGCCGTAACCGCGAGGTGTCCACTTCATCGCGTCACCTCGTGCAGCAGGGCGGCGTAGCCCGCGATATCGAGGATCGAGTCCTGGTGCCTGGGATCGCGCGCCAGGCGCGTCAGCTTGAGGTCGATCATGCAGAGCACGACCTCGGCCGGCGTGACCGGGTGGCCCAGCGTGAGCGACCAGCGCGCCGCGATCGCTGCCATCGCCTTGTCCGGTGCGCCGTAGGTCTGGCTGCGCTCCGCCAGGACACCGGCGGCGTGCTTCAGGATGCTGTCGGTGCTCATCGCACGCCTCCCTGCGTCTCTGTGGCCCACAGGAGGATCGCCAGCGCGTCGGCCTCGTTGTCGTCGGCGGGATTAAACCCGCGGGCCCGGACCGCAGCGATGACGGCGGCCTTGTCGGCGTTGCCCTTGCCGGTGACATGCCGCTTGATCGTGCCGACGGGCACCCCCTGGTAGGCGATCGAGCGCTGCTCGCACCAAGCGGTCAGCGTCGCCAGCAGGCCGCCATGCACATGGGCGGCGTCGGTGCTGAGATGCCGGCGGACCTCCTCGAAGTGCACGACATTGATCGGCGAGACGTCCTGGACGATGGCCTCGAGCCAGGTCCGGAAACGCAGGTAGCGCATGCCGCCACCGTCATAGCGGTTGGCTCGGAACGACACCGTACCGCTGGCGATCACGCCGTCGCGGTTCCTGATCGCATAGCCGGTGGTCGTTCCCAGATCGAGCGCGAGCACGACGTCGCCTTCGTCCCCGGGAATCCTGGGCGCGGTGTAGTCGGCAACGGCATGTGGAGCGGGTCCTTCAGCATTCGGCAACATTCACAACCTCCCTTCAGAACGGCACGTCGTCGCCGCGCGCCCAGTCGGCGGCGGGCTTGCGGCGGATGCTGGTGACGGCAGCACCCAGAAACTGCCTCTTGGCCTCCAGCACGCCCTCGCCGAGACCAGCGATCAGCGTTGCGATCTCGGCGACGGTGAACACCTGCCCTTCGCGGGCGACGTGGTGGGCTTCGGCTTCTGTGCGCACGAGCGAGACGATCTCGCCGGTGTCGGGCAGCACGCACTCCCAGACTTCGGGCGAAAGCGGCGTCTCGCCTGCCTTCCGTGCCGATCTATCCAGCGCCTCCCAGGCGCGGCGCATGCCGTCGGTGTGGATGCGGACGTAACCTTCGTGGTTACCGGCGATGGCCTGGTCGAGCCGATCCTTCTGCTCGTCGAACTTCGAGCGCAGCAGGTCCGAGACCAGGAGCCTGAGCCGGCCGACACCCCACTTGCGCTCCATGCCGACGGCGACCTGGTCGAGGCCGTCGACCATCGCCTGGATCCGGTAGGTCTCGGACGAGTAGACGTCCCGAGCCGCAACGCTCTTCCCGACGGTCGACCTAGCCATCCGAGCCCCCGGTGCTCGGGGCGTGTCCGCCGACGCCGGCGGAAGCCGGGCGGAAGCGGAAGCACGCCGCCTGGGGGTATGGGGGTATTATATCTCCGCCGACTTCCGCCGACTTCCGCCGAACTTCCGCCCTCACTTCCGCCACTGTCAGCCCGGCCATTTGATCACCTTCAGGCCCTTTCCTTTGGTCTTCGCGTCGTAGGTTTCCGACCGAAGCATCTGGTTCGTGAGCCAGTCGCTCAGCACGCTGCGGGCAACCCGCTTTCGCAGCCCCTGCTTCTCGAGCCAGGGCAGGATGTGACGATCGCTGTTTGGCCGTGAGCTGAAGGGCTCCCCCGCGTCCCAACGACGCTCGATCTCCTCGAAGACCTGCCGTGTCTTGTCCGGAGTGATGTCGGGGGCAGTGCCGCCATCGAACTGGTGCGGCACCATCACGCCGACCTCGTCGCCATTGGCGATCGTCACGCTGTGGCGCCGGTACCAGGCCGCCGCCCCGGAGATCAGGCCCAGGTTGGCCTTGGCGTCGTCGAGCCGCAGAAACAGGTGCCGCTCGTCCTTCGCCACCCCGTATTGCTCGGCGTCAGCGTCGCTCATGCTGAACAGGGTCTGTACGACGCGGGCGACACCGACGAGGGCACTGGCGCCCCGGGCCGTGTTCATGTTCCCGGCATGGCTGTCGGACGCGCCCTGTGGCGGCTTGGACGTGTGATGCACCAGCAGCACGGCGCAGTTCGCTTCGCGGGCGATCTCGCGGTACATGGCCGCCACGGACTTGATGTGCTCGTTGGAGTTCTCGTTGACCTCGTGGGTCTCGACGAACGGGTCGACGACGAAGAGCCCGATGTTCTCCCTCTTGATATGCGCGATGCAGGATTTGACGTCGGGCTGGCGAATGACCGTGCCTTGCTTGTCCAGGCGAGCCATCAGCAACGGCTGGTCGGCCCCGGAATTAAGTGCCACGCGCCCCTTCACCTCGTCGAAGCCGATCGCGTGGTACTGCAGCGCGGCGGCCAGCCTGCGCTTGAGCTCGATGAGGTCGTCCTCGATGTTATAGACCCAGACGCGAACCTGCTCGTGGACGCCCTCCCCGGTGATCTCCTGACCGGTTGCCAGCGCTATGGCGCGGGCTATGCCGTGGGTGGATTTACCGACACCGGCAGGCGCGACCAGTACGGTCAGATGCCCGCGGATCAGGGCGCGCCCGAGCAGCCATTGGCGAGACGGGAGCATCGCCACGTTCAGATGTTCCAGAAACGCAGGCCGCAGGGCTTCCGGGTTGGGCTCGGCTTCGACCTTGTGCTCGGGGTTGGGCATGTTCCATTTGCGCCGACCACCGGAGAGCATCTGCTCGGTCTCGCGCCGCGTATCGGCCACGGTGTAGCCGGCCAGCGTGAACGTCGATGCCAGGCTCAGGATTTCCTCGTCGGTCATGCCGCGGGAGATCCAGTGACCGACCAGGCGCAGCATATTGTCATGCCAGTGGTCGCCGGCGCGGATGGCAGCGATGCAGGCGTCGACCGACAGGGTCGAGGTGCCGATTTGTAGCGTCGGCGTCGTGGATGGAGTCTTGGACGGCGGGGAGACGCCTTCCCCGGTGGGCGGCGACAACACCGCCTGGGCCGCTGGAAACGCCCGCGCAATCTGCTCCGGCATGTAGACCTTCGGCCGGCCATCGTCGAAGTCGAGGAACTCGGTGCGCTCGATGACGCGACCTTCCTTGATCGGCCAGGCGATCGAGCCGCCCAGGCGCATGACGCGGCTGGGATTTACGACGGAGGGATCACCGTTGAGGGCCTGGGCCAGTGCTGCATTCTGCTGGCGGCACAGCTCGAGGTCGCGCAGCGGCGCTTCCAGCCGCCACAACATCTGGGCCCGCACATGGGGATGGCGCCCCGTGACCACGACGCCGGTCGGCGGGCAGCCGCGATTGCGGTAATTGATCGAGGCAGTTGCCGTGACGTCGTCGTCGATGTCGACGTAGAAGGCTGTGAGCGCAAAGACCTCGTCGTCCCCGCAGCGCCCGAACGGCGCGATGTCGGGTTGGCGGAGCGCCTGGCCGATATAAACGTTCTGTCCGGGCCTGCGATTTTCGACGACGGCACGTCCAACCAGTTCATCGAGTCCGTCGGTGCCGAAGATTGCGGCGTGGCGCAACTTGCCGTCGCGGGCGTCCGTCCACGCGAGTTCGATCCGGCCCTCATGGCAGCCATCGAGCCAGCCCTCGAACAGGTGGCCGACATGGCGGCGCATCTGAACCGGATCGGGTTCGAACAGGGGCTGGACGTTGGTCATATCCATCGCGGTACGCCGGAGAGAGGACCGGAGGGCCGAAGCCCTCCGGGGGAGGTCAGAACAGCGCTTCGGCCAGCGGATTCGCGGCGGGCTTGGGAGCCGGCGGCGGCACATGCTGCGCGGGTGTCCTGGCGGGAACCGCCGGCGTGGCATTGCCCTGCCAGATGTCGGCAGCATCGACCGGGCTGACGCCGGGAAGCCCGGCCGGCCGGTCGACCCACTTGGCCAGGGCAAAGGTCGGCCGGTAGTTGGTGCCGAACTTGTCCTTCATCGCCTGCGAGCCGGTGCAGGCAATGACCGGAAGCTTGCCGGCGTTGGCAGCCCGCCCGGCTTCGTACTCGCCGTAGACGTCCTTGATGGCGTTCGCCAGATGCAGCGACGATCCGCCGAACTCGACCGCACCGCCGAAATACTTCGGCGAGAAGATCGTGAGCACGAAGCCCCTCTTGAAGTTCTCGCCCGGCGACGGCGCCGGCTGCGTCAGCGACGGGTCCATGACCTTTTCCGGCGCCATGCCCTCGGCGAACCGCATCCAGCCGGTGGCGAGGTTGTCGAAGTCGGCCACGAAGGTCGGCCGCTCGATTTCTGTATCGTCGCCTCCGACCGCGCGGCAGAACCACTTGTCGGCCTTTGCATTGTACTTGGCGTAGGCTTTGCCCGCGCCCCCTCCTCCGATATTCAATGCCATGTGCGTATGCCTTTGCTGTTGATGCGAGCTAGAAGCCGAACACCTCGGCCCCGCGCGCTCGCAGCACGGGGGAGTTCCAGTAGAACTTCTCGTAGTCGGGACAGAGCAGACCGCAGAGCTCGCGGGCGTCCGCTGAGAGGCGCAGGAAGCGTTCGAGGCGCATGGCGATCTGGCGCAGTGCGATCAGCTGGCGGTCGACCTCGGCGCGCTCCAGCTCCAGCACCGTCACCGCTCGCTTGTCGGCCTTGCTGGCCCTGGGTTTGACGTAGGCAAACCGCATTGCGTAGTTGTCGTGCGACCGGGCGTAGATGGCGCCCTGCCGCGAGTGCGCCAGCGAGATCGCCGACGGCAGTCGCTCCGAGGTCTTGAGGTCGACCACCATGCCGTGCTGGTCGTAGCGCCAGTCGATGAAGCCGATGATCGGGACGGCCACGTCCTCGAGCCGGATTTCTACGCGCTGCT